CTCGAAGCCCTTCTCCGGCCCGGTGGCTACACCGCCCCGACTCCGCAGCCCGGCACACCCGAAACCTCCGGCATGACCGCTCGTCAGAAGCTGGACTACGCGAACTCTCAGACGAAAACCTAACGAGCATAAGGACTTAGAAAATGCCGCATACCCTTGTTGAATATGCAAAGACGTTCACCGACGTCAAGAAACAGGCGGTGATCGAACTTTTCCCGGAAGCCGTCGACTTCTGGGGAATTCTGCCCTACAAAACCGCCCCCGGTGGTCGCTATGGCTATCAGCGTGAAGGTGCTCTGCCGACGAACATGGCGTTCCGCGGTATCAACGAAACGCCGACTGAAGGCCGTGGCGTCATCAACGACTTCACCGAACAGTGCTTCCCGCTCGCTGGCAACATCGACGTGGACCGCGTGTTGATCAATCGCTTCGGCCCTTCGCGCCGGTCGATGGAAGAAAACATGCAAATCAAGGCGAAGGCGAAGAAGTGGGCCGACACCTTCATCAACGGCGACAACGCTTCGCAGCCGCGTGAATTTACCGGCGTCAAGCAGCGTCTCCGCGCCGTCGGTTCGGGCGCCACCTCCGTTGACGGCTCCAACTATGAAAGCCGCGTGATCGCCAACTCGACGGCCTCTGGCGGTGGCGCCCTGTCGCTGACCATGCTCGACCTGGCGATCGACAACAACAACGGCACGAACGCGATCCTTCTGCCGCGCGTTCTTCGCTCGCGCTTCCCTGCTGCCGTTCGTGACGCCGGCGTGTCCGGTCTGTACACCAACGACAAGGAGGACATGGGCCACCGTGTCGAGCGCTACCGCGGGATCCCGCTCTTTGTCGGCTATGAACTCACCCCCTTTGGTGCGTTCCTGCCCTTCAACGAAGTGGCCTACGGCGGCGGCTCGGCAGTCACCGCGTCGATCTACACCATCAATTTCAGCGAGGAAGGGCTTTGCGGCCTGGAAACCTCCCCGATGGAAGTGACCGATATCGGCCTGACCGAAGCTGGCGTCCTCTACCGCACGAACGTCGAGCACGACAACGGCCTGTGCCTTGAAGGCGCTTATGCGGCCACGCGACTGACCTCGGTCACCAACGCCGCAATCGTGAAATAAGGAGAAACTGCAATGACCTTCAATCGCGCCTATGCGCTTGACGCCGCTACCGGCCTCATCAAGCGCGCACCCGGCCAAGCCGCCCTCACGTCGGACGGCTATGTCGGAACGCAGCATGACCAACAGGCCGCTACCGCAAGCGACATGGTTCTGGTCCTCAATGTCGAAAGCATCGTTACCAACGGTGCGACCGGCGAAACCTACAAGTTCTATATCATCGGTTCGAATGTCGCAGACCGTTCCGATGGCGAAGTGCTTGGCTGCTTTGCTCTCGGCAAGGCTTCGCAGCTTACCGGATCGCAGGAAACCCGCGATACGGTTGCCGGTGATCGGATCGTCGCGCCGTTCCGTACCGAAAAGAACCGGACCCGCTACCGCTATGTCGACGTCTATCTCGACGTTGCTGGTACGGCGCCGTCCATCGCCTTCAACGCCAACCTCTCCAAGGAGATTTGCTAATGCCCACGATGGTCAAGCTCGCCGCCGCCAAGGGTTACAAGCCTGGGAATGCAGAGCAGGAGGCGGCTTATTCGGCCGCCAAGCGCGCTGGCCCAAAGGACTATGATTACGTGACCGCAATGGAGAACATCAGGAACTCTGGCGGCATGTATGAAATCCTGACGGATCAGGCTCCGGTCGAAGTGCCGCTCCCGCGCAGCGTGGACGACATGAGTAACGACGAGCTGAAGCTCGCAATGGTGACGCTCGGCATCAAGACCGAGAAGAAAATGAAGCGCACTGACATGATCACCATCGTCAAGTCGCGGATGAGGGAAATCGACGTCGAGGTGGATGAAACGCCCGACGAAGATGACGAATAACCCCCGGCGAGCAAGTCCTCCTGAGAGGCTTGGGGTTTAGCAAGGGGCGGCTTCGGCCGCCCCTTGTGCATTAGACAGGACATTCGCTCATGCCAGTGTCCCCGGCATGGCTTCTTCTTTCTCCATGTTGCAGATCATCAACGCTGCCCTTGTCGCTCAGGGGCAGTATCCGATTGATACGAATGACGGGTCAGACGAGTGGGAACTCCTCTCCCGCAACTGGCCCCTGATCGTCGAGGCGGAGCTTGAGGACGGCGCTTATCAGTTCTCCAAGCAGCAATTCAGCCTTCTGACCCGGATCGACGGGAAGTTCGGCTATGACGATGGTTACACGCTGCCCTTGACCATCCTGCATGTGCGCGAACTCTGGACCGAAGACACCGCTGGCGTCCGCGACTACATCGACTGGACCCAGGATGGTGCGGCAGTCTATGTCGACCATGACAGCGGCGTCTTCGTCGAGGGCGTGATCGTTGCCCAAGAGGATCTGTGGAGCGCCAATTTCAGCCGCGGCGTCCAGATGAAACTTGAAGCGCTGATCCTCCGGGCTCTGAAAGAGGAAGAAACCTCGGCCGCACGAATGGAGATGCAGGCCGAAGTCCATTTCGAGCGTGCCCGCACCATCTCGTCCAAGTCCCGATCTGCCACTTCGCCGTTTATGAGGGGGCAGATTGCCACTGCCCGGTTCCGCCGTGGTTAGACGGAAGCAAGCGATCACTCAGCGGGACTTCTCACTCGGGGTTCTGAACGAAGACTTTCTCGAAGGCGACGATCTCGAAGCCCGGCAGAAGTCCATGCGTGGCGGGTTGAATATCCGTGTCACGTCCTCTCGCACGCCAAAGGGCAGGGCGGGGCTGTTCTACCGATCGAACCTTGGCACCGCCGAAGACGTGATCGAAATCCGCCCCGCAACGGGACTGGTCTTTGGCCTCATCGTGAAGGACACGTCGCTCGATATCATCGACGCGAACGCCAACGTTGTGCAGACATTCGCCTCTGTACCGTGGTCAGATGCCTCTGGCGTATGGGTCGAATCCTTCCGCGAGCGCACGGTGATCGGTGCGGAAACGTTCCTGTACGTCCTGACCTACACCGCAGGCACATGGTCTCTCACCCCTTGGGTTTTTCAAACCATCGCTGGCGGCGAACTGGCGCAGCCATATTGGGCATACCGGACGGACGTCACGATCCGCCCTTCTGCCGTTACTGGCGCGATCACCCTGACCGCTTCCGCAGCACTGTGGACGCCAGCATATGTCGGCCAGCGGGTCCGGTATGGTGGGCGTGAAATCCAGATCACCAGCTACACGTCCGCGACAGTCGTGAACGGCAATGTCATTTCGCGGCTCCCGCCTTCCTACGATGTGACCGTGACTTCATCGGCCAGCTTCAGGGTCGGGGATGCCGTGGTCGGCAAGGATACGAACTTCCAAGGTCTTGTGACGGCCATCGCAGGCAACGTTCTGTCCATCGTGACGATCGAGTTCTTCGACGGTCCTGACGTGAACGAATACCTTGCCGGTCCGACTGGTTCCTCCAAGGTGACGGTAAAGACCGGCATTTCTCCTCTCACGTCCCCGATCTGGGATGAGCCGCTCATGTCGCCGCTTCGTGGATATCCTCGGGCGGGGGCTTCCGCGAATGGTCGCCTTGCCCTTGTCGACTTCCCCCTCGTGCCTGATCTGGTCGCCCTTTCGTCGGCGCGAGATATCACCGATCATGAAGTTGGCGCCGACGATGATGACGCCATCACCCGTCAGGTCGGTGAAAACTCTCCGCGCTTCCTCCACATCATCAACGCGGGCGACCTGCTGCTGTTCTCTGACCGGGGCCTGTACTACGTACCCCTTCGCGACAAGGGCATCCTGACCCCCTCTACGTTCGCTGCCGTGGCCTTCGACAACCGGGCGGCCAATTCGGTGCGTCCGGTGCGTGTCGACGATGGCGTCGTCTTCGTTGAAGGATCTGGGGAGACGGTTTCGGCGGCACTCCTCGACGGCAACATTTACCTGAAATGGAGTGTCCGCCCGATCTCGAACTTCCACTCGAACCTCGTCAAAACCCCAAAGAAACTCTGTGGCCCGCCGATCTACTCGAACTCGCCCGACAAATACCTATTCGTCGTGAACGGCGACGGCACCATCGCCGTCGTCTCTTGGCTTCAGGAGTTCGGGCAGGAGACCGTCGGTTTTGTGCCGTGGGAAACAAACGGGGCCTTTGTAAACGTAGCGCCCATTTTCGGAGGCTATTGGGCCATAGTTGACCGCGTGATCGGCGGCGTCATGACCCGGACGCTTGAGGAGTTTTCAGAGGATGCGGCGCTGGACTGTGCGGCGCTCTACAACCCAGCCCAGGTATCGCACCTTGCGGGCGAGACGGTCCATATCTGGGGCAATGGCTGGTACGGCGGCCAGACCTCAGTCAGCGCCGCTGGTGTCGTCGCTGACAACGGAAATCTTCTCCTGAACAGTCAGGTCGGGTTCCACTTCAACTCGAAAGTGCAGCCTTGGCCGGTCGAGAACATCCAGAGCGAGCGCGCTGGCATGCTGAAGGTCCGCCTCATCCGTGGCTCCGTCTCGGTATTGGACACGATCAGCTTTCAGTGCCGCGCGAACCGGACCGTCAAGACGATTGATGCTTATCAGGCGGGCGACGATGTAGCGCTTCCCCCAACAGAAAAGACGAAATTGTACAAATTCAACGTTTTCGGCAATCGGGATCACCCGGAACTTGAGTTCATCAAGCACATTCCGGGGCCGTTCCACGTCCTCGCCGTCACTCAGCAAGTGCAGGTTTAGAAATGGGTGATCCAGTCACAATGGCCCTTGGCGCTCAGGCTGGCTCCTCGATCTTCGGGGGCCTTGCTGGTGCGGCTGAAGCGAAGGGCGAAAAGAAACGCGCCGAGATCAACTCTTACATCGGGCGGACGCGGGCGATTCAGACCGACACCGAAGCGCGCGTCGGACTGAACGATGAACTGGCGACCATGCGTGCCACCTTCGCTGCAAACGGGCAGCGGCCCGGCGTCGGCACGATGGCTATTTTCAATGAAGTGCGAAAGCAGCGCAGCCGCGAGCGTCGGATCGACTACGGCAACCGCATGGCCGAAGTCGCTGACTGGAAAATGCAGGGCAAGAACGCTCAGGCCAAGGCATCGTCCGCGATCATGGGTGGCATCATCAAAGCCGGGCCGTCCTTATTCAGCTTGTATGATTATAAGAAGAAGACACCCTGATGGCTGAACTTCGCAAGATCACCCGCAACAGCTCGATCTCGAATTTCCAACAGGTCGCACCGGAAGCCGGTGGCGTGTTCCGCGTGGCTAAGTTCGCTCTCGACACCGCCTATGAGAAGCTGAAGCCCGTCGCGATCAAGGAAATGCAAGATCGCGGAACGCAGGAGGCGATCGACTACGCGCGCCAGACGATCGGCGATCCTCTCAGCTATCAGACCGCCAAAGCGGAGGGGGTTACGGCCAGCGCACAGGGCGCACTGGATGGGCTACAAAAGACGTGGGGCAAGCCGCTCAACATCACGAGCGCCTTCCGCACGCCAGAGCATAACGCCAAAGTCGGCGGCGCGAAAAACTCGCAACACACGCATGGGAACGCCTTCGATGTAGATGTGTCGGGCATGTCTCAAAGCGAGCGCGTCGCCCTAATCACACAAGCAAGGACATCTGGGTTCAAGGGTATCGGTGTTTACGACAACAGCCTACACTTTGATGTAGGCCCAGATCGGGCATGGGGGCCGTCATACCATAGCGACAGCCTTCCCGGATGGGCGGCACAAGCCGTAAGGGCACCCACTGGCGGAACTGCCGTCTCTGCCGAACTTCCAGCCCCGACGGTGGTTCGCACCTCCTCTGGCAAGTTGGAGCCGCGCATGTTCTCGCCCATGTCGGATGAGATTTTGCAGGCGCACGATGCCGCGTTCACAGTCGCCTATACCTCTGAGGTTATGAACAAAGGCGCCGTTGATCTGATGGGCTTGTCCAATCAGTTTGCGCTTGATCCGAATGGGTTCAGGACAGCCGCAAAGGGCTACGTCGATAGTCTCGTCGCGTCCGCTCCAGAGCAATTCCGAACTGATATCCGTTCGTCGCTTGAGAAGGAGGTCATGCGCCGGTTCTTGGGTGTGACCGAAGATCAGCAGCGCGATACCCGGCAGAGAGCGGATAACGCGTCGTCGGCGCTCGTCGAGCGGTGGGCCGACAACCTCGCGCAAGCGAAAGCCTCTGGCAATAAGGATGAGATCGACAGCGCGACTGCCGAACTCGGTAGCCTTCTCAGCGCCCGCGAGAGTCTGCCGGGCGTGGCATGGACACCGGAGCAATCGCAGAACATTTTCCTCGACGTCGATAAGAAAGCGGAATCGCTGCGCAAGCAGGCTGAGACTGAGGTCGACAAGGCACTGAAGGACAAACTCGACACGATCGCGACGGCGGCGGCGTCTGGCATGCACGGCGCAGATGAGGCGATCCTTGACGATGCGTCGCTCGCGGCGAAGTTCCCGGATTCGTACCGCAATGCTCAGGTCGGGGTTTACATTCGCGACAACCTCGGCTCGTTCCGCACCGCGTCACCGGCGCAGCAAGCTGCCGCCATTGCCGAAGCGAAGTCGATCCCGGTCACAGATGAGGGCCAAGTCGCGGTCGTGAAGGGGCTGGAAGACATTCACGCTGCGACAAAGAAGGCGCTGGACGATGACCCGATCAAGTGGGCGTCCGAGAACCTTCAGGACAAGCCGCCGCCGCTCCCTTCGTTTGACGCTGGTTCCCCCAAGACGTTCATCGACGCGCTCAAGGCTCGCGCGGCATTCGGGAGGCAGATGACAGCGGATGGCTACATCAAAGCACCGGCGTTCCTCACGAATACAGAGGCAGAGACGGTTGGCGCACTCATGGGAAAAGATATCGACCCTGCGCTCAAGACCCTCCTATCAGGAGCCATCGTTGAAGGGTTCGGCCCAGACGCCGCTACCGTCTTCAAGGAAGTGAAATCTGACGATCCGGTTACGCGCTTTGCTGGAATGATGATCGCCCGTGGCGGTGATCAAGCGGTCGCCACAATGGCGATGCGCGGGCAGCAGATGCTCGATCAGGGGCTCGTTCAGGCGCCGACGAAGACGACAAGCGTTGCAGCCATTTCCCCAGACATTGCTGTGGCTCTCGGCACGAACCCTGCGGCCGATCAGGCTCAGGGCGATATCCTTCAATTCGCCACTGCGATCTATGCGGCAAACGCTCGTGGCGTTGATCCGAACTCTGATGCTTCCAAGAAACTG